AGTTCGGAGAGGGAGTAGCCCAGTTGACGACGGCGGGCGGCGACTCGGCGGCCGAATGCGGTGGCCCAGGCGTCGCGGGGAGGTAGGGGTTTCACTGGGCCAGCATCCGTTCCGGTGTGCTGTCGGTCCACCGCTCGCCACGGTTGCCCGCTTGCATCAAGTAGATTGCTTGCCGCTTATGTCCCTTGGCAGCACGCTCGCAACGCTCCCATTCGACAAGCTGCCAGCCGATGACATCGCCAGCCGCTTCCCGATGGTGCTTTGCGTCTGCCAGCAGGGCGCGGGCTCGCCGCTCATGGTAGGCGATACGCGCTTCGTAGTTGGCGCGACCGTGCGCTTTTGGATGGAACCGGCGCCGCTGTTCGGCGCAGAACGATGCGTATGATCTGGACATAGGAACGGACTCGGGTTGCATGATGCCGCCGGACCCGGGCGGCGCGGGAATGTCGACGATGCGCTCGCCGGGGCGGGTTACTTGCTGGCCAGCCAGTCGAGGCATTGGCGCATGATCCGCAACCGGGCCGCGTGCGTGCGCTTGCTTGCGGCGTCCAGGCGCATCCGCCTTGCTGTCGATCGAACCCACGGGCCGGCCGTTGCAACCTTGGCGTCGTACTGCCGGACCATCGCACGCCATTCCTCGGCGGCCTTGAGGCACGCCACCTTGGCGCGCATCGTCGCAACGGGAGCCTTGCCAGTGATGCGCTTCACCTCGACGACGGCACCACTACCGTGGTTCTTGCCGCCGCAAGGACAATCGCAATTCGGACCCTTGGCGTTAGTGCAGCGGTCGTCGCACGCCGAGCAGTATTCCCGGCGTCCGATCAGCGCACCGAAAACCTCGCCCATGATCTCGATACGGCCAGCGCACGCGCTGCATTCGTGCGTCACAACGGCCTCGTTGGCGTCCAGTTCGGCGAACGCCACCGTGAGACAGTCGCGGCAGCGAATGGCGTAGCGACGGCGCGTCGGTGGAGCGGTCAGGATCTCCAGGAACGACAGTTCGGGGGCGGGGGCGGTCACGACCCACCCCCGACAGCCAGCGTGGCCAGCCAGTAGCCGCGCCGGCGCTCGACCCGGATCGCATCGCGGTAGGCTGGCGATTCTTGCAGCTTGCGCACGCGTTGCGCAATTGCCAGCTTCTCCGGGAGCGTCCCCGCGTCGATGCGCCAGCCGATGGAGCGACCATCGCGGGCCGCGTCATCCCGCACCGATTCAACGGGCGCGGTAGACGGCCGGCGGACGATGATAGTGGGGGCGGTCACGAGCGCACCTCCTGCGCCACGTTGCCGCGCAGCAAGTCGAACGCTGGAACGCGCAGCGCCTCCACCTTGGCCCATGCTTCGCGCACGGCCTTACCCCACCGATGCGGCTGGTAGCGGGCGTTGCGATCGTCGCCGAACTGGGCGCGGACAGCTTCGCCGAAAGCGTCGTCGGCGTCGAACAAAGCGCGGATTGGGTGCGTCATGGTGTTCGTTGGTCTAGGCGTTGTCCTGCGGTTCACTCGTGGCCAGCCCACTGGCACGGGAGATCGTCCGACCATCCCAGCGAGCGGGCCACTTCGCGCAACGCTTCCTTCGCTGCGCTCATGCCAGCTCCATGGAATCCATGCGGGCCGACCTTCACCTTCGCGGAATCAAGCGCCGCGTCGATGGAGCCCGAAAGCTTGCAGTATCCGTAGCCGCTGGCCCGGCCGTAGCCGGAAAGCCAACGCTTGCCATCGCGGGAGCGCATCCAGACGCACGCGATGACGGTCTGCGCATCGCTGCTGCGACCCATGAACAGACGCACGGTAACGGCCGACTCGATGCGGCCGTCAACACAGAACATCAAGTCGAGGTTGCCGACGATCTCCTTGTTGTCGGGCTGCTTCGCGTTGGTCACGTCGGCAGCGGGAAGGATGACGGAGAAGCGGGACGCGGAAACGTTGGTTGCCATGCCCCTACTATCGGCCAACTCGCCCAGAATGTCAACCGTTGCGACTACGAATCCGCATCGGGAAGATGCAAGCGACCGTCAACGCAAGCGTTACGACGCGAAAAATCTTGCGCGGCTCGCGTCAGTACTGCGGCATCTGTCACCGGAGCATTCTGCGGATTCACGCTCTGTCGCCGCAAGGCGAATCAAAAACCCCTGAGCGAAGCGAACGGGTCGAGGGGGGTGATGGGGGGACTGAAAGTCTCCCCATGCTTCTGCTCTGCTGCGGTTGCTCAGAACGCCAGAACGTACGTACTCACGCCTTCACCGTAGAAAGCAGAGGGTAGTTAGGGGGCTTCGCGAAGTTACCTACGATACAAACGCGGTACATCCGAACGATCGCACCGTGCCACTTGACGCCGGACCGCAAGAACGCTCCAGTTGACACCATGCTTATGGCTGGCAAAGAAGCACCATCCGAACACAACCGCGCCAGCTTCGCAGGGTGATCCCATGGGAAGGCCAACTATCCGCACGCCTGAAATGGTCGAACGCGTCCTGGAACGCGTAGCCAACGGCGAACTCGGCTGCGACGTTTGCAACGGCAAGGATGGAATGCCGAGCTGGGCTACCTTTCGTCGGTGGAGAGAGGAAGACGAAGAGTTGCGAGCAGCGTACGCACGCGCGCACGAAGCTGGTGTTGAGCACGACGAAGCCAACGCCCATCGCGAGGCCCTTCGTCGGCCGGAGGACTCGGTTGACGCAGCTGCGCAGAGAACGCGCATCGACTGGTGGAAGTGGCGCTTGTCCAAGCGTCTGCCGAAGGACTTCGGCGACAAGGCGCAGGTCGAGCACAGCGGCAAGGTTACGCTAGACAGCATCATCGCCGAGACACTGGCGAAGAACGCGCCTTCGAAGGCCGACTAGTGGGGCTCGCGGCGTCGACGATCGGGCGCTGGCGTTCGGATCCGGTGGCGTTCGTGCGGGAGAACTTCGGCATCGCTCCCGATGCGTGGCAAGTCGAGGCGCTGCGTGCGTTCGCGGATCCGGCGCTGCCGCTCATCAGCATGCAAGCGTGCGCCGGCCCTGGAAAGACGGCGCTGCTGTCCTGGTGCGCGTGGCACTTCCTTTCGTGCTGGGGCGAGCCCGGCGACCATCCGAAGGGCTTTGCCGTTGCCGTGTCGGGCGACAACTTGAAGGCGAACCTGTGGCCTGAGCTGAGCAAGTGGCAGCAGAAAAGCCCGTACTTGCTGGCGATGTTCACCTGGAGCGCCGAACGCATCTTCGCGTCCGAGCACAAAGCGACGTGGTTCCTGGAGGCCCGCAGCTGGAACAAGTCCGCATCGCCCGAGGAACAGGCCAACGCGCTGTCCGGCCTGCACGGTGGCTACGTGCTCGCGCTCATCGACGAGTCGGGTGCAATCCCGCCAGCCGTGGCCAGGAAGGCAGAGCAGGCGCTTTCGACGAAGCCCACGTTCGGTAAGGTCGTCCAGGCCGGTAACCCGCTCTCCCGCAGCGGCATGCTCTACGCTGCTGCGCAGTCAAAGGACTGGCACGTCATCCGCATCACGGGCGACCCCGACGACCCGTTGCGCTCGCCTCGCATCGACCTCGAATGGGCGCGCCGCAAGATAGCTGCGCATGGCCGAAACGACCCGTGGGTCAAGGCTTACATCCTCGGCGAGTTCCCCGATACGGCGATCAACGCGCTGCTGTCGGTCGACGAAGTGCGCGATTCGATGCGTCGGGCTCCCCGTGGCCATGACTTCGAGCACGCGGCGAAGGTGATCGGCGTAGACGTGGCGCGAGAGGGCCTGGACCAGTCTGCCATCATCCTGCGGCAAGGCGTCATGTGCTGGCCGCCTACGCTGCTGCGCGGTGCGTCGTCGATCCATGGCGCTGGCGTCGTGGCCCGGATGGCAACCGAGCACGAGGCCGACGCCATCTTCGCCGACAACACGGGCGGCTTTGGTGGCGGTTGGGTCGACCAGCTGCGGCAGCTTGGCCACGCGCCTATCCCCGTCCACTTCGCCGGCACGCCCGACGACATCCGGTTCGCCAACAAGCGCGCGGAAATGTGGTGGCGCATGGCCGAGTGGGTTCGGGAAGGCGGCGCGCTCCCGGACTGTCCCGAGCTGGTGGCCGAACTCACCGAGCCGACCTACACGTTCAAGGGCGACCGGCTCATCCTGGAACCGAAGGACGACGTGAAGGAGCGCATCGGCCGCTCCCCCGACATCGCCGACGCCTTGGCGTTGACGTTCGCGTCGCACGTCGCCCCCCGCAAGTTCATGCCGGACTGGGAACTGGCGAAGCACGCATCGCGGCGCATCCGGCATGGGGGCGACAAGTGGAACCCATTCCGCCCCGCCAAGCGTTGACGCCCGCTTGCTACGGCCGGCGGTGACGTGTAAGGATACTGCTGCGCGCAATAGTGGCGCGTGGTAGCAATCCGAACATGAACAGCAACGACGACATCCCGAACGACCTGCTCCCGCCTTCCAAGATCGCGGCCGAAATGCACGTAACCGCGCGCACCATCCGCATGTGGGTGAACAAGGGCCGCTTGCGCGCATTCCGAACCGACATGGGGCGCGGTGGGCGCATGCTCATTAGCCGCTCCGAGGTGCGCAAGATGCTGACGATGGTTCACAACAAGCCGGCCAACTAGCTCCCGCTTGCTACGGCGCACCGCAACTGCTAGCCTGCTACGGTGCCGCCGTATTCCATCCGCCGCAGCAGCATCGCGCAGATCCGTGCGAACGAGCACGGGTTGACGCGGGCGCACTACGCCGAGGTCTTTGGGCTCGATCATGCGAACCCGGACTGGCACGCGATGGAAGCGGCCGAGGTCGCTGGCGGTGCGTTCTCCCTGGCCGTGTGGGATGACTTGCGGCTAGTTGGCTACGCGGTCGGCACGCTGGCGGTGTCGCCCCACGATCGCCGGCAATTGTGCGTGGTCACGTGGTGCTACGTGCATCCCGTCGCGCGGTCGTTCGGCCTGTGGCGGCAGCTGCGCGCGTGCCTTGCGGACGCGGCGCGGGCGGAGGGGGCCGAGGTGCTGCTGTGGGGCGCGGGCCATGACACCCAGTTTGACCGGCTGTTGGCCCGTCTCGCGAATCGCGGGGCGGTTCGGCTGGTTGAGCACACGTATGAGGAGGCGTTGACCTAATGGCAGTAATCACAGCGGCGATCGCGGCGGCCGGGCTGGCGTACAGCGTCATTCAGGGGGAGCGCGGCAACCGAGCGCAAAAGCGCGGGCTACGGATGCAGGCCGACGCCCAGCAGTTCGCCGAGGATGCGGCGATGCGCCAGGAGCGGCAGGCATCGGAGACGCAGCGACGCGCGGCGCGCCGTCCCGCCGACGTGTCCGCCCTTCTCGCTGGTGAACGCGGCATGGGCATCAGCTCGATGCTGTCCGGTCCCGCTGGCGTGGCACTCAACCGCCTTCGCCTGGGCCGTAGCTCGGCGCTGGGGGGCTGACCGTGTTCTTTGACTTGCCAGCACGGAGCGAGGTTGCGGCGATGGTAAAGGCCATCGACGAACTCACGGCGGCTCACTCCGAGATGGCCACCGCCATCGCCAAGCGTTCACTTGCCATCGACGCCTACAACGCCGCGTGCGCGAACCTCTGGAAAGCGACGGGAAGCGAGGCGACTCCTCCGAGCCTACGTGACTCGCTGCACTTTCCGCCTACGGATGAGGTGCGATGATGGTCGCCGCCGCGCTGGAAGGCATGACGACGCGTGACCGCCTGGACCGCCGCCTTGCGGGGTTGAAGGCGAACCGCACGTCGCATGAGTCGCACTGGGTGGAGCTGGAGGAGCAGTTCCCGTGCGGCGCGCGGATCAACGACGACACGAGCCCGCAGAGCAAGAGCGGCGAGACGCGGCAGCAGCACGTCTACGATGCCTCGGCGCAGCTGGCCATGCACCGCTGCGTGGCCGGCATCATGTCGAACACGACGAGCCCGGCGCGACAGTGGCACCGCAACACTCTGGACGACCAGGAGGCGCTGGAGGACAGCGACGTTCAACGCTACCTGGACGAGGTGACGGCGATCCAGCGCCGCGCGTTGCAGAAGTCGAACACGTACCGGGTGCTGCCGCACATCTACCGGGAGCTTGTGGTGTTCGGCACCGGGGCCGCGCTGGCGTTGCCGGACTACGAAAACGTCATCCACCTTCACCCTCTGGTCACCGGCTCCTACTGGCTCGGCCAGGACAGCAAGGGCAGGGTAAACGCCTGCTATCGCGAAGTGTGGTTGACGACGGCGCAGATGTACGAACGGTGGGGCGAGCGTTGCAGCCGTCAGGTCTGCGACGCCTACAAGCGCCGCGAGTGGGACGGCTGGTGGAAGGTAGTGCATGCCATCGAGGAACGGCCGCGTCGCAACGTCAACAGTCCGCTGGCGAAGGACATGCCCTACGGCTCGTACTACTACGAGTTCGGCAGCAACCAGCGCGAGAGTGACGGCTTGCTGGAGGAAGGCGGGTTTCGCCATTTCCCCGTGCTGGCACCGCGCTGGCGTCGCGAGGGCGAGGACATCTACGGCCGCTCCCCGTGCATGGATGCGCTGCCGTTCGTGCGCCAGTTGCAGTTGCAGACGCTGAGTGAGGGAAAGGCGATCGCGCGTGAGGCGGAGCCGCCCGTGCAGGTGCCGACCGCGCTCAAGAACGACGACGTGGACACGTCGCCCAACGGCATCACCTACTACGACCAGACGACGCCGAGCGGTGGCGTGCGCCGGCTGATCGAGCAGCCGAGCGACCCGAGCTGGCTTCGTGCGTCGATGGCGGACGTGCGCTTGCAGATCCAGCAGACGTTGTTCCTGGACCTGTTCCAGATGCTGGCGATGGCCGGGGTCGACACGAAGATGACGGCCACGGAGGTGGCGCAGCGTGTCGAGGAAAAGATGCTGATGCTCGGCCCCGTCATGCAGAACCTGCACGACGAGCTGTTGGTGCCGCTGCTGGAGCTGATCTACTACTACCTCCAGGAAGGCGGTGCTCTCCCGCCCCCGCCGGAGCTGCTGCAAGGCCGCGACTTCACGCCCGAGTTCCTGTCGGTGCTCTACCAAGCGCAGAAGGCTGTGAGCGTCAACTCGACCGAGCGTTGGCTGATGTTTGTCGGCGGCGTGGCGCAGGCGAAGGCGGACCCATCCATCTGGGATGGCGTGGACACCGACTGGATCATGCGCGACGTCGCATCGAACCTGGGCGTGCCGGCGAAAGCGGTCATGTCCAAGGATCAGGTGCAGGCGCTGCGGGATGCACGGGCGGCGGCACAAGCGCAGCAGGCCGAGTTGGCCATGGCGCAGCAGCAGGCCGCTACGGCGAAGGATCTTGGCCAGACGCCCATGGGCACGGGCTCGGCGTTGGACGCACTTACCGGCTACTCGACAGTCTGAGGAAACACCATGGCATCGCTCCCCACCTTCACCAGTTACGGCGGAAACAGCCTCTCACGCACGACCGGGCAAGCCTTTGGCTTCACGGCCCATGCGGTCTACATCGTTGCCACGATCGCCACGACGCAGTTGACGCTGACCAAGCCAGACGGAAGCACGATTGCGTGCGGCTTCCCGACCATCGGGACCATCATCCCGATTCCGTGCGTGTCGGCGACTTTTGGCGGTGGCCCCATCATCGCGTTGCAAGCGCAATGATCGCCAACGGCTGCGAGCTTTGCGGCCGCTTCGCGTGGCTGGACTGCTTCTATCGGCTCGGCGTCCGACTGTGGGCGTGCGACTGCTGCCGGGGTGTGTCGTGAGGAGTTCCGGGCCAGCGGGTAACCCGAGTCGCGATCGTGCCGGCGAGCAGCGCGTGGCGATCCAGCAGGCGCAGAAGACCACGTCGCTGGTGCGGTCGAACCTGTCGCCGGGTGTCGTCGATCCAGCGGGCAACGCGTCGGGCTCGCTGTCCGGCTCCAGCACCATCGCGGTGCTCGATGGCGGCAAGATCCTGTCGGCGACGCTCGACGA